GTTAATAACGTCAGGGGAGATCATTTTTATTATAACGCTAAGGATTTACAGATGGTCGCTAGGCCAGATAATCCTAGCGTTAAAAATCTTATTCAAATGACTGACGTGGATTATTATGTGGATATGAGCAGGTACTTGATGGGGGCTAACGTCATACTAAATACCTTTGTGCCTAATAAAGCCAGTGGTAATGTTATGGATGGTGTCTTCACTGTACGAGCTGATAATAAGATAGAGATGCGTATAAACGGCGGAGCGGTTTATGTACATGAATTGTGGGACTATGAATCGGACCATATAATTGTTGACCATTGGTGGGGTAGTTGTTTGTACCTGATAGAACAGAAGGATGTCGGGGAACAAAAGCGCATAATTTTTCTTAATTGCGTTCGTGTTGTGTATGGGCCATTTGCCAGATTGTTGGAAGGATTTCGCTTGCGACGTAAGAGGATGGTCGTGGGGGATTTAACTCATTTCAATAAGCTGGTAGGGAGTGGCACAGACACAAAGCTTATGCATACCATAGCAGAATTGGGCAGCCATTCATGTGTTGAGGTTTCGGACGCTAGTCTGTATACTTGTCACATGCGAATGAGATTGTCTAAGAATCCTATGGTGTCAGATGTAGAGCGCATATTAAGAGCAAATGAAGAGAAAGATGCAACGACTGCCGCACCATTGATTTACAAATTGGTCGTTTCTGAGGAATTTATGTCAAAACAGTCAGGGACATATACCTCAGTAGGTATTACTGGAGGTTCTCCAGATTACCAGACACTTAGGCCGTTGGTGCATGAAGATGGTAAACCTAGTGTGCGGGTTTTAATGCCGAAGTTCATGGGAGGTGCGGTAGCACCAGTTCGTTCATTTAATAATGATAACGCATGTATAGAACACAGGGTTAAGATTCCAGCGAATCGTGTAACACATTATACACCTTTTGTCTGGTTTTGTTTGAATGAATTTGTCACAAAATTGATACCTGATCATATGGTTAATACTTTAGTACCGTATGATTATGATTTTATACGTGAAAAATTTAATCGGCCAACTCAGCGTTCCTTACTTGATAGCGTTAAGCATTTATTTTATTTGGATGATGGGTGTAGCGTAAAAGCATTTCAAAAGTCTGAATTTTATGGCAAGGCTACGGCCCCTAGGAATATATCAACTTTACCAATGGACCACAATGCTCGACTTGGACAGTACTCATATGCTTTTGTAGAAAATACCTTGAAGTTACAAGAGTGGTATGCCTTTAGCAAAACACCGGATGCGTTAGAAGAAGAGGTTCAACGTGCTTGTCTTAAGTATGGAGTGATTGTGCCTACTGATATTAGCAAATGTGATGGCTCTCGGGGTTATATTCATTATTGTCTAGATCAAGCTATGATGATGCGTGCTTTTGGAAAAGAGCACCACTCTGAAATATTACGTTTGTTGAAGAAGGAGGCACATATGAGTGGGGTCACTAAATTCGGTCTGAAATATGAAGCTGATTACAACACTTTAAGTGGATCATCTAAAACATCATGGGGTAATACTTGCACTAATGCATTTACAAATTATTTGGCTTTGCGCCAAACCATGGGAGTGGATGATGCTTGGAGTTCATTAGGACTTTATGGTGGTGATGATGGTCTTACGGCTGGTGTAGAGCCAGCTGTTTTGGAAGCTGCATTTGGAAAATTAGGCATGTTATTGAAAGCAGAACCTAGAGTATGTGGTCAGTCGGTAACCTTCCTTGGAAGGATATTCCTCGATCCATGGACTACTAGAGAGTCTGTTATTGATGTGCCTAGGCAACTTATGCGTTTGCATGCAACTGTCAGTCCACTTATGGTACCTGATAATGTTGTAGTCTGGCGTAAGATTGAGGGTTATGAAGTTAATGACAAGCACACCCCTGTTATTGAACAGTGGTGTAATGCAATGAAACGGATGTACCAAGCACCTGACCGGAAAACAGCTAGAAAGTACGAGAGCGCGACGAGACTAGAGTTGAACTGGTGGGCAAGACAGGGCAATTTCACACAACTCACAAATATACCATTGGCTATGGAAAAGATAGCAGAAGCTTTGGATGTTCATGTATCTGAATTACAGGAGTTTTGTGATAAGATAGATCACATCAAGAGCTTAGAAGAGAT